GGGTGGTAAAGCAGGACAATGGAGTGCTAGAAAAGCACAGATGCTTGCCAAACAGTACAAAGCTAAGGGTGGTGGCTATCGCTAAAGACCCTAAAGTTGGTACAGGTAAGAAGCCTAAAGGTTCAGGACGCAGACTTTATACAGATGAAAATCCAAAAGATACCGTCCGTATAAAGTATGCGACTCCTGCAGACGCAAGAGCTACGGCTCGAAAGGTAAAGAAGATAAATAAACCATACGCTCGTAAGATACAGATACTTACAGTTATGGAACAGAGAAGTAAGTACGGTGGTAAACCTCAACAAGCAGGTATAGCCAAAAGAGAAAAGCAACAATTAAAGAGAGCAAGAGTTGGTAGCAAAACTGTCAACAATAAGAGAAAAGCTTAAAACAGGCAAGAAACTAGGTTTTAGTGAAAGAGCTAGAGCCGTAAACAAAGGTATATTACCTAGTAAGGCAAAAAAGAATGGCACTCGCAAAAAGTCAAAGAAGTCTTAAATCATGGTCAAAGCAAAAGTGGAGAACAAAGAGTGGTAAGCCCAGTAGCAAAACTGGAGAACGCTATCTTCCAGAGGCTGCAATCAAGGCTCTATCACCCCAAGAGTACGCAGCGACAACTAGAGCTAAAAGAAAAGGCACAAAGCAGGGAAAACAATTCGTCAAACAACCAAAAGGTATCGCAAAGAAAACACGAGCATATAGGAAAGTAAAGTAATGATAGTAAAAGCATGGTTCATAGTAGCAGTAATGTCTGGAGTATATACAGACGGAACAAAGGATGTATTCATATTTCAAAACCCACCAGATCACGGACACTTTCATAGTTCAGTTATGTGTCAAAAGTTTATAGGGGATCATCCTTTTAAGCTTGCACGAGCCTTGATTAAAGAGTATGGTAACAGACCACCAGAGCAAATTATGTGCGTTCCTGAGGAAACCGTAAAATTATTTATGCAAGAGGGTGGCAAACGAGGAGAAAAAACCTAGTGTTATACGAGCCTACATGTGAAGGTTGTGGGCCTCACCTTGAAGATGATAAATGTGAGTATTGTCGTAATACAGGTGATAACGGTAGTTGGATAGACAAAGTTATAGAACAAGCAAAAGATCCACGACACGATCAATCAGCTTTTAAAGATAAGAAGAGAAAGAATGACAAAAAATCTAACTGAAAATCAACAAAAGTTTATGGCTGTCCTGTTTGATGAGGCAGGTGGAGATGTTGTTCTTGCTAAAAAACTTGCAGGATACTCAGACACAACAACAACTAGCACTGTTATAAAAGGTCTTAGAGATGAAATAGCTGAGGCAACAAGAGATTATATGGCTCGTGTTGCACCTAGAGCAGCTGTGGCTATGGGTAATGCATTAGTAGATCCCACAGAGTTAGGTATACGTGATAAGATGGTAGCAGCAAAAGACTTGTTAGATAGGGCAGGATACATAAAAACAGAAAAGGTTAACGTAGAATCATCTGGTGGATTGTTTGTTCTTCCTGCTAAAGAAGGAAAGAATGAGTGACAGTCGTAACGATCTAGGATATTGGACACTGCCTTTACCAGATGTTGAGGGTAAGGAGTGGAACAGAATACCTAGAGTTTCTAGACACATACCATTTGGTTACGTTGTAGACTCTGAGGATAATGACTACCTAATACCTGTGCCAGAAGAACTTGAAGCGTTGGAGATGGCAAAGAAACATCTAAAGCAGTACAGCTACAGAAAAGTAGCGAACTGGTTAACACAACAGACAGGACGTTCTATATCGTTCAGAGGTTTAAAGAAGAGAATAGATATTGAAAACAAACGCAGAAAAGTTACTGGCATTAAAAGGGAACTCGCCAGAAGGCTCGAAAAAACGCTACACCAGATCAAAAAGCTCGAAGAAAGTACAGGCACATACACCACCGAAGATAGAACAACCTAGTATAAACTACGAGTTTAAAGAAGAACAAGAGGTTCAACAAGATGTATTGTTTAAACCTAATGACGGACCTCAAACAGATTTCTTAGCATCCTCAGAGCGTGAGGTGTTATACGGTGGAGCAGCAGGAGGTGGCAAGTCGTTTGCCATGTTAGCTGACCCACTCAGAGGACTAAACAATCCTAACTTTAGTGGACTGTTAGTTCGACACACAACAGAGGAACTAAGGGAGCTGATACAAAAGTCTCAGGAGTTGTATCCAAAAGCTATTCCTGGAATTAAATGGTCAGAAAGAAAGTCGCAGTGGGTGACTCCTAAGGGGGGACGACTTTGGATGTCATACCTAGATCGTGATCTAGATGTGATGCGATACCAAGGTCAAGCATTTAACTGGATAGGCTTTGACGAACTAACACAGTGGGCGACACCATATGCTTGGGACTATATGCGTTCACGACTTAGAAGTGCAGACCAGACGTTAGGTTTGTATATGAGGGCAACTACTAACCCTGGAGGTGCAGGACATCAATGGGTAAAAAAGATGTTTGTAGATCCCTCACCACCCAACACATCGTTTTGGGCAACAGATACGGAAACAGGCAATGTTATTACATTTCCAAAAGGTCATAGCAGAGAGGGGCAACCTCTGTTTAGAAGACGCTTCATACCTGCTAATCTTTTTGACAATCCTTATCTAGCAGAATCTGGTGACTACGAAGCAATGCTATTGTCATTGCCTGAACATCAGAGGAAGCAACTACTAGAAGGTAATTGGGACGTAGCAGAAGGTGCAGCGTTTCCAGAGTTTGACAGAACAAAGCATGTAGTTGAACCATATAAGATACCTGCTAGTTGGCGAAAGTTTAGAGCGTGTGACTATGGTTATGGAAGTTACTCAGCTGTTGTATGGTTAGCTGTTACACCGTCTGAACAACTTGTAGTATATAGAGAGTTACAAGTATCAAAAGTATTAGCTTCAGATCTTGCAGATAAAATATTGCAATTAGAAGCAGAAGATGGTACAATACAGTACGGAGTTTTAGACAGCTCACTATGGCACAAAAGAGGTGACACTGGACCTAGCCTAGCAGAGCAGATGATAATAAGAGGTTGTAAGTGGCGACCATCAGATAGAAGTAGGGGCAGTAGAATTGCAGGAAAAAACGAATTACACAGACGACTCCAAGTTGACGAGTACACCAACGAACCTCGCCTTGTTGTATTTAATAACTGCACAAACCTTATATCTCAACTTCCTAGTCTCCCTCTTGACAAAAAGAACAACGAAGACGTAGATACAAACGCTATGGATCATATGTACGATGCATTACGTTACGGCATTATGACACGACCTAGAAGTTCTATATGGGACTATAACCCTGTAAATCAGCGAACAGGCTTTCAAATCGCTGATCCTAACTTTGGATACTAAGCATGGCAGAAGATAACGAAATACCCTTTGACACGGATGGAGTGTCTGTAATACAGGACAATGATCCTGCACTAACATCAGAAAGTGACGTTGTAAGTTTTGTACAAGGTAGATTTAAAAGAGCTGAAGACGTAAGACAACAAGACGAACAAAGATGGCTCAAAGCATATAGAAATTACAGAGGACTATATGGTCCTGATGTACAGTTCACAGAAACAGAAAAGTCTAGAGTATTTGTAAAAGTAACAAAAACAAAAACACTTGCAGCATACGGTCAGATAATTGACGTATTATTTGGCAACACATCATTTCCACTTACGGTAAATCCTACAAAATTACCAGATGGTGTAGCTGATTCGGTACATATCAATCTAGATCCTAATGCTGATAGAGCACAGGACGCACTTAAACAGGCTTTCGAGGACAAACCTCCAGAGCCTTTTTTATTTGCACCTGATGGACAACTAAGAGCAGGAGAGACTGTACAAGATTTAGAGAATAGACTTGGTGGCAGCAGAGATAAATTATCTAACATATCTGACAAACTTATAGAGGGTGCAGGAGGCACACCACAAACAGTTACCTTCCATCCTGCTATGGTTGCTGCAAAAAAGATGGAAAAGAAAATACATGACCAGTTAGAGGAGTCAGGAGCAAACAAACAATTACGTAATGCAGCGTTTGAGATGGCATTGTTTGGCACAGGCATCATGAAAGGTCCGTTTGCTATAGACAAGGAGTATCCTAACTGGGGTGAAGATGGTGAGTATGACCCACTTATAAAAACTGTACCATCAACAAGTCACGTATCCATATGGAACTTATATCCTGATCCTGACGCATACAACATGGATGAAGCAGAGTATTGTGTAGAAAGACATAAGCTGTCTAAAACACAAATGCGTAATCTAAAGAACAGACCATACTTTAGAGCAGAATCCATAGAAGCCTGTCTTGACATGGGAGCACAATACGACAAGAAGTATTGGGAAGACGACATGAAAGACTACGCTATAGAAAACTACACAGAGCGATATGAGGTTCTAGAGTTTTGGGGATACGTAGATGCTGATAAACTTGAAGAGAATGGAGTAGAGATACCTGATGATCTAAAAGATCTAGATCAGATAAACTGCAACATATGGGTATGTCAAGGGCATGTTCTTAGAATGGTTCTTAATCCTTTCAAGCCAGTGCGTATACCTTACTATGCTGTGCCTTACGAGCATAATCCATACAGTTTCTTTGGTGTGGGTATAGCAGAGAACATGGATGATACACAGACACTGATGAATGGTTTCATGCGTATGGCTATAGACAATGCTGCGTTGAGTGGTAATCTTATTATAGAAGTCGATGAAACTAATTTAGTTCCAGGACAAGACCTAAGTGTGTATCCAGGAAAAATATTTAGACGACAGGGTGGTGCTCCAGGACAAGCTATCTTTGGTACAAAGTTTCCAAACGTGGCAGGAGAGAATATGCAACTGTTTGACAAAGCACGAGTGCTTGCAGACGAGAGCACAGGCTTCCCAAGTTTTGCACACGGACAGACAGGCATACAAGGTGTAGGACGTACAGCGTCAGGTATATCTATGTTGATGTCTGCAGCAAATGGTTCTATACGAAATGTTGTAAAGAATGTAGACGACTATCTGTTAGCACCTTTGGGTAAAGCTTTCTTTAGTTTTAATATGCAGTTTGATTTTGATCCTGACATCAAGGGTGATCTAGAAGTCAAGGCACAAGGTACAGAAAGTTTGATGGCAAACGAAGTACGTAGTCAAAGATTGATGCAGTTTTTACAGGTTGCATCTAATCCTGCACTTGCACCGTTTGCTAAGATGGATTATATAATTAGAGAGATTGCAAAGGCTATGGATCTTGATCCTGATAAGGTTACCAATAGTCTGCAAGATGCTGCAATACAAGCTGAGATATTTAAGCTATTTCAGCAACAACAACCTGCACCACAGCAGCAACCTCAACAAGCACCTGCAGGAGCTGACGCTCAAGATACTACAGGAGCAGGTGGAGGAACAATAGGTACAGGTCAAGCACCAACACCAGATGAAGAGGGATTTACAGGTAATGTCTAAGATTAAAGAGTTAACGAATAACAAAGAACTATGGGATGCATTTGTGGAAGAACTACAAAGATCCATCGTAAACTATCAAAGAACTATTGAGCAAACAGAAAAGCCATCTGACATTTACAGATTGCAAGGTGCTATCTCTGCTCTTAGACGTTTGATGCAACTAAGAGATATGATGAATAATGGAAAGTGACGTAAATCAAAGACGTAAGGAAAGACGAGAGGCTCAAAGAAGGGCTAAGATTCCGTTGCTTCAGATGCAAGAGGCTGATGCTAAAAAGTTTATTGAAAGCGATACAAACTATGCTCGAAAACCTTTTTATCAAATGTATCTAGAAAGAAATCCTGATGATCCGTATAAACACAGGAACGCTTTAACAGCTGTGACACTTGCTGAGGGTACACAGTTTGGTACTGGAACACTTGCTGTAGACGCACAACAAGCTTTTGAAAGAGGACAACCTGTATTAGGTACAACTCTTTCTGGCTTAACATATCTTAGTGCAGGAGCACCCTTTCTTGCTAAACCGTTAAGTGTGGTTGCTAAGAAGATTGCTAGAAGAAATAAAGTGGAGGAGTTATTAGGTGAAGAAGGGGAAGTGTTAGACGTAGTACGGACTGACCCACCAGATATGGTAACACCTCCTGCAGAAAAAGCACCTGTTGTTAAAACTGAGAAACCAAAACCTTTTAGTCAAAAATTTGTAGGATATGATGAAACTCTTGATGAGTCTGTTCAGGGTGTCAGGGCTGTCACTAATTTAGTGGAGAGAGGAAAACCTTTTCCTTTAGGTTCTCCTAGAAACACAAACATTGGCACAAACAATATACTCGCACATCCCACAGAAGTGTTAGGTGTTGCTTACAGTGGAGTTACTAATCAATTAAGAAATTTAGATAGAAGAATGTTAGCACAGTTAGGCTATGGAAAAGATATAGAAGTAAAGGTAGATAATGCGACAGGTGAGAAAACACCATACATTAAAGCAAGTAATTTAGTAAGATTTTTTGATAAATTAACAGACCCTAAGATAGGTGCGTTAGAACAAGACGAGGTGCAGTATTTAATAAATAAAAAATTATTAAATGACCAGTTTGGTATAAAAGTAATAAATACTGTAGATAAAAAAGGTAGAAGAATGAAAGCTGTTAAGGAAGAAGATGATCAGCTTTTAAATTTAAACACACTAAAAACAACGTATGAAGATGAAGTAGTAAAAAAAGGTTTTGCAGATTTTACTTTTCAAAGAGACAAACAAGGTTTTACAACAAGTCAACCAGAATTTTCTAGCTATAGAGGTTATGCAGGACAAACACAAAGTTTGTTATACCCTGAGATTGGTTATGAGGCTGTCACCTTTAATAGTAAAAACTTACCACAAAATGTAATAGAAAGAGCAAAACATGGTTTCAGGGGTGATGCGTTAGGTCATGCTAGGTTTTCAGTAAGAGATATAACAC